TTTAAAGCAAGAGAGAGATATTCATTTGGATTCTCCGATCCTAGAGGTATTTTTGGCTCACCTGGTGCAGCTTAAAATTTCTCCTTAATAAACTAAAAGAGGGGGCTTACGAGGCCCCTTTTTTTATGGTACAATTAATTTACCAAGAATTATATAACTGATATAGACTGGCTTGGCAGACACCCTAGAGGACTATATCTTTAACTAGGAGAAAAAAATGGCAAATACAACTTTTTCAGGACCAGTCAGATCTGAAAATGGATTTGAAACTGTATCTAAAAATACAACTACTGGTGCAATTACTATTACCAGCGGAAACAAAATGGCAAATGAGGCCGCAGGGGGTGCTGGTATCGAGGGCACAGCAGCCACTTATATAACACAAGTTGAAAGATTAAAAAGTGATACATCTACAAATGTAAACATAGTTAAAACCACAATAATGATAGATTTAACAGGATTAAATTCTGGTGGAACTGCTGGTGACATTATCGGTAAAGATGGTTCAGGTGTAGCATACATAGGTCAAATAACAACAGCAAACCAAGGTACAGTTTTTGGTGTAACTATGGAATGTTTTGAAACACCTACTACTGGTGAAGATGACATTGATTTATATGTTGCAACAGAAGCTACTGGTGTTGAAGACACAGCTATTGGTGACTTAACAGAAAATCAATTAGTAAATGGTGGTGCACAGGCAGTTGGTGGAAGAGCTACTAACGTAACAACTTTACCTACTGTTGCTGATAAATATTTATATTTAGTTGGTCAAGGAACTACTGCTGGTACTTATGATGCAGGAAAACTTTTAATAACTATAATTGGTTTTGACGCAGCTAGCTAATAGGAGATTACTATGAACTCAGATATAGGAGCAAAAACTTTAACTAGCACTGGAACCATTCAGTCTGGTAGAACACGTTTGCTGTCTATTTATTATGTAGGTCATTCTTCAGCTGGAAGTTTAACTTTTAAAGATGGTGGTGGTAGTGGTACACAAAAGCTTGTGATTGCTACACCTGCTGGAAGTGCAGCTGATCAATATCAAGTTGATATGCCTTTGGATGGTATACTATTTAAAACGGATATGCACTTGACTATTAGTAACGTAACCTCTGTTACAGTATTTGTAACACCGATTACAGCTGATACAGATAATGGATAATTACACAGCAGACCTTATTGGTTTAAAAAGGGGAGGCATGCCTCCCCGAAATAAGCAAAACTTTAGACCTACTAAATCTGGTGCAGGTATGACCAAAGCAGGTGTTGCTGCTTATAGAAGAAAAAACCCTGGATCTAAACTACAAACTGCTGTTACAGGTAAAGTAAAACCAGGAAGTAAAGCTGCAAAAAGACGTAAATCATTTTGCGCTAGAAGTGCAGGACAGATGAAAAAATTTCCTAAAGCTGCAAAAGATCCTAATTCAAGATTGCGTCAAGCAAGACGTAGATGGAAGTGTTAAATGAAATTATCAGATAATTTTAGCTTACATGAATTTACAAGATCACAAACAGCTACTAGACATAATATAGATAACACTCCAAACGACAAACAGATATTTAACTTACGTAATTTATGTGTAAGTGTGTTACAGCCAGTAAGAGATTATTTTATGAAGCCTATGATTGTTAGTTCTGGGTTTAGGTGTGCAGAACTTAATTTGAAGATTGGCGGAAGTATTAAGTCGCAGCATGTGCAGGGTCAAGCGGCGGACATCGAAGTTTTAGAAGTAAGTAACTTAGAACTAAGTGATTGGATACATACTAATTTAAAGTATGATCAATTAATATTAGAGTTTCACAATCCAGAAAAAGATCCTCACTCTGGTTGGGTGCATGTATCTTATAACACTGATGAAAATAGATATGAATATAAAGAAGCTTATAAAAATAAAGAGGGTCAGACAAGGTATAGGTTAAGATAATGGCAATAGGTAGAGGTAGTATGAGGCAACAAATAACTAAAGGTCCTCAAAAAAGAAAATTTTTAAAAAAGAAAAGAGTAAGAGTTGTGTCAGGTAATAAAAACAAATCTAAGAGCAGGTTATTTACATGATGCTGTTATTAATTTATTATTATATAAGGAGGTCTTATGACAAAATTATGTCCAAGAGGTAAAGCAGCTGCTAAAAGAAAATTTAAGGTTTATCCCAGTGCATATGCTAATGCGTATGCTTCAAAAATATGTGCAGGTAAGGCAAAAGATGACAAAGGTGTAAGAAGAAAAGATTTTAAAGGACCTAAACCATCTGGTGGAGGTGGCACAGGTGCTGCTGCAAGAAGAATTAGAAAAGCAAAAAAAGGTGGATCAATGAAAGTATATAAAGCAGGCAAAGGAATGCTATTACCTATATTTGGTTTAGCAGGTATGGCTAAATACATGTCTATGAACAGAAAGAAAAGTGGTACAGTTGCACCAAACAAAGGTGCAGTTGATCCTGTTACAGGTCAAGGTACAAATCAAACTAACACTGGTAATGTAGAAGAGTTTGGTAAACAAGCAGTAAATACGGTGTTAAAAAATAAAATGGGTGCTAGAAAAGGTGGTATGAAAGTACAAAAAGCAGGTTTTGGTCTTATGATGTTAATGAACCAGATGAAAAAAGAAGGTAAAAAGAAAGGAAGACAACAAGCTGAAGAAGGTATGATGCAAAATCAACAATACCAAAACTTTTTAGCTTCACAAAATAAACCTAATACAACTAATATGAGTATGGGTGGTATGGTACCTACAGCAACAGGATCTTATATCAAACAAGATATTGACGGAGATGAGGGTTTTACTAATCCATCTGCTCAAGAGTATTATAAGGATTTATTGGATTAATGTCTGGTTTAGACAAATGGTTCAAGCAAAAATGGGTTGATATTGGAAGTAAAAGAGCTGATGGTTCATTTGCACCATGTGGTAGAAGTAAACAAAAAGCAGATGCAAAAAGAAAGTACCCTAAATGTGTTCCTTTAGCAAAAGCTAGAAGAATGTCCGAGGGTCAAAGAAAAAGTGCAATTAAAAGAAAAAGAGCTAAAGCTCAAGGAGTTGGTGGTAAACCAACGAACGTGAGCACGTTTACAAAGAAATACTATGGTGGTATGATAGACATAACTTAGGAGAATAAAATGGGCATAGAGAGAATACCTTTAGAAGAACTAGAAAAAATGAAGAAAAAAAGAATTAAGAATTTAAGAAAAAAAGGCAGAGCTGGACAACATGAAGATTTTTTGTATGAGCAAGAAGTCACACCAGCAGAGAAAAAAAGATACAAAGCTGCTGTAAAAATGGGTGATACAGAATATAAATTAGGAACTAAAGGTTATCCAAAACCAAAAGGTCCAAAATTTGGAGCACAACCATTTAAAAAATCTGATGGTGGTATATTAGAAAAATTTAAAGCATTCTTAGCATCTGGCGAAAAGCCAAAAGGACAAATAGGCAAAGGTAGTGCTGATACGATTACAGGTAAAATAAGAGTAAGAAAATCTGTAAAAGAAAAAGAAGCTGAAGCTAGAAAAAAAGGTCAGATTAAAAAAGTTAATGGAAAAACACAAAGATATTCAGATTTTGCTACAAAAAAGAATATCGCCACAGGAACTGTTTTTACAGGAGAACCTAGAACTATAGCTGAAGCTAAAAAAAGAGGATCTAAAACTTTTATTAATAAAAAAGGAAAAAAACTTGCTGCTGTAACAAAAGAGGAACTAGCAAAATCAGGTCTTACTTTAAGACAATATTTAAATAAACAGCAAGGGAAAACTGCTGTTGGTAGCAAAACAACTAAAGCTAAGAAAAAAGTTGATAAAGAAGCAGTAAGAAAGAAACTAGGAATAGGTAGTAATATAGCTGCTGGTGGTTCAGATTTATATATGGGTTTAAAATCAGGTGGTATGGGTAATTTAAAACCTGTTCCAGCTGGTAAAAAAGGTAAAGGTTTAAGAAAACTACCTAAACCTGTAAGAAACAAGATGGGTTATATGTCAGGTGGTGGTGTTGCTAATGGTTTTGGTAGAGCTGCAATGAGACCTGGTAAAGATCCAAAAAGTATTTCTAAAACCTAATGCCTAAACCTATAAGAAAATTTAAAAGAAAAGGTATAATGGTTTCTCCTGTGTTTCCAAAGGGATTTCAAGATTTTTCGTATGATAAAATGCGTAAAGCTAATCCTTTACCAAAGTTAACTCCTAAACAAAAAAAAATAAATAAAATGATGCAGGAGTATAGAAGAAAACAATCTTTAGAAAGAGATCCAAGTGGTTTTACTCAATTATTAAACGAAGGCGGTATGCCTGAAAGTAGAATAATTTTACCAAAAAGAAAAACAATAGTTAAACCAGAAGTTTTCAAAGAAAAAAGTGATACAGGAGTAACAAAAAAGGGCAGTAAAGTTACTGTCGGTAAAAAAATATTAGGAGTTGATGTAATAGGACAAGTGGCTCAACAAAAATATTCCTCTCCGAGAGGAGAAAGTAAAAGAAGAACTAAAAGTTTTACTGCTCAAAAAAACTTTGGAGATAGAGGTAGTTTTGGTATAGAAGCTTACGATAGCACATCTAGTAATCCTATGAATAGGTCAAAAACAAAAGGAATAAAAGGTTCACTCACACTTACTTTTTCTGAAGGTGGTATAGCACGAGGTGGTAGAGCTGCAATTCGTGGAATAAAATTTACAGGTGTTAAGTAATGGCTACATCAGGGACAACTACTTTTGATTTAAATATAGATGATATTATACAAGAGGCTTATGAAAGATGTGGTGTAAGAACTAACTCTGGCTACGACTTAAAATCTGCAAGAAGAAGCTTAAATATACTTTTTTCTGAATGGGGAAACAGAGGTGTGCATTTATGGAAAGTAGAGTTAAAAGCACAAGTTTTAACAGCAGGTACAGCTACATATGACGCTCCTGCTAATGCAAACGATATTTTAGAGGCTTACATTTCTACAACTACAACACAAACTGCTAATACTAATGACGTATCTTTAACAAAAATTAGTAGAAGCGAATATGCTGCTTTACCTAATAAAGGTTCAACAGGACAACCAAGTCAATATTATATTGACAGACAAACTACTCCAAAAATAACTTTGTATCAAACTCCTGATGCTTCTACTTATACATGTGTCAAATATTATTATTTAAAAAGAATTGAAGATGCTGGTGCATATACTAATCAGGCAGATGTAGTATTTAGATTTATACCCTGTATGGTTGCAGGTCTTGCATATTATTTATCTATGAAAAGAAGTCCACAATTAGTGCAACAAAATAAATTATTATACGAAGATGAATTAAATAGAGCACTAACTGAAGACGGACAAAGAACTTCTGTTTATATTGCTCCTCAATCTTTCTTTCCACAAGGTGCATAATGGCATATGCAAAAGGAAAACATGCAAAGGCAATATCTGATAGATCAGGTATGGCTTTTCCATATAATGAAATGGTAAAAGAGTGGAATGGATCTTTTGTACATAAATCAGAGTTTGAACCTAAACATCCACAAATAAGAAGAAAACATATTAAAGCTGATGCTATAGCTTTAGCTAATGCTAGACCTAGACCTAAAGACGATAATCAAGATTTTCTTTTGTATATTAGTAATGGTTTTTTTGCTGAAACAGGAGATTCAGGAATAACTGGTGGTGCTAGTATGTTACCAAGTAATAGTGATAATATTTTAGGAACAAAACTAACCTCTTTTGAATTAAATGCGTCAATAGGAACTAATTTTAGTGTGGTGATTTCATGAGTATTACACATTCAGCTTTTTTAACACAAGTTAGAAATTATACTGAAGTAGATTCTAACGTTTTATCAGATACTTTGATTGATCAATTTATCAGAAATATTGAGTTAGATATAGCTGGTAAAGTAGATTATGATGATATAAGAGAGTATGCTATCACCTTAAATTCTGGAACTCAAAGATACATAAATATGCCAGATGATTTAATTAGCATACGTTCTGTACAAATAATAAGTAACAACACTAGAGACTTTTTAGAAAAAAGGGACACCTCTTTTATCGCTGAATTTAATCCTACAAATGCAACAGGTACTCCAAAATATTATGCAAATTGGAATGAATTAACAATAGTTGTAGCACCGGTACCAGATGTTAATTATGAAGTGCAAGTAAATTATATAAAAGACCCTGATCATTTTACATCAACAACAGATACATTTTTATCAAAGAACCAAGAAAATTTATTATTATATGGTGTTTTAGTTGAATGTTTTAGTTATTTAAAAGGCCCAGCTGATATGTACAAACTGTACGTAGATAAGTATAATGAAAATATACAGTCATTTATGCTTACACAAATGGGTAAACGTAGACGTGCTGATTATGATGACGGGGTTATGAGATTGCCAGTGCAATCACCATCCCCATAACTTATAGGAGAAAAAATATGGCAATAACAACAAGTGCAGTGTGTAATGTTTTTAAAACAGATGTTTTAAAAGGCGTTCATAATTTTACAAATCCTGGAGGAAACACTTTTAAATTATCTATGTATACTTCAAGTGCTACTTTAGGTAAATCAACTACTTCTTTTACAACTGACAATCAAGTATCTTCACCATCTGGCTATACAAGTGGCGGTAAGGCTTTAGCTGCGGTAACACCAACTTTAAGCACAGATACTGCTGTTGTAGACTTTGCAGATTTATCTTTTGTAGGAGTATCACTCACAGCAAGAGGAGCTTTAATTTATAATGATTCAGCTACTGGTGATCCAGCAGTTGCAGTTTTAGATTTTGGTGGAGATAAAACAGCTACTTCAGGTACATTTACAATACAGTTTCC